ATTAGATTATTTTCATAACTTAGCATACATTAAAGAAGTTGATTTGGAGTATTATTATATAATAACAGAACTGAATGCCTAAAGAATTAGAAATAACATATACTACAACAGAATGCTTAGAGCAAACTATTAATATATTAAAAGAGTTGAGTAAGGAATACAAGTGGACCAATGAGCATGAATACATTAGAAACATTTATATGTTAAGCACATTGGGTTATTGTCTGGCTCATGATGAATACAAAGATGAAATGGTATTGTTTTTTAAAATACTTGGGAAAAAGATTAAAGAAAATAAAGATATAATTAAAGAAGCAAAGTATTATGCCAACATTACCTAAAGGAAAGAAAAGAAGTTGGATAACATCAAGACCAACACAAGCAAGGCAAATGGATAACTCTGCATTTTATCATAGTAGAGGTTGGAGGATGACAAGAAAGTTTTATATTAAAGCTAATCCATTATGTGAACAATGCACAAGAGAAGGAAGAACAACTGGAGGGCAAATGGTGGACCATATAAAACCAATTACATTAGGTGGCTCAATGCTGCATCATTCTAACTTACAAACATTGTGCAACAGCTGTCACAATAAAAAATCAGCTAAAGAATCTGTTGAATATAGAAAAGGAATAAAAAATTATGAAAGAAAAAAGTAAACATTATTATGAATGTGATAGGAATAAGCCTATTGAAACAACTCCATGTTATTACATTGGGTTGGATGGTATGAAAGCAATTGACGTTATACATGAGTTTGATTTGTCTTATGATTTAGGCAATGCTGTAACTTATATATTGCGTTGTAAAAGAAAACATGACGATCAAGGTGTTGAATGTATTAGTAAGGCAATTGATCATTTGGAGTATGAGTTAAAAAAAATAAAAAAAAATAAAGGGAGGGGCTGTTGTAATCTTAAATGATAAAACTCTGGTAATCGTTGATGGCCTTTATCGATATCACACGCAAAATTGGAGATATGGGTATATCAACAGTTTAAGTTCAAACTAAAACCAAACAATATGTTTAAATTTATATGTAAAAGCTGTAAAAAAACAAAAGAACTTTCTAAATCTATAATTCAAATTGTAGATGGGAAAGTCAGAACGAAAGATGCTGATTGTGATTGTGGAGAATACATGGTTGAGCAAGAAAAAAGTTTTGAAGGCTTCCCAAATTTAATAAGAACTGAGCCAACACTAACAAAGAAATAATGAAAATAGTAAAAAGAAAAATTACAGAATTGATTGCAGCTGAATACAATCCAAGAAAAATAAACAAAGTACAAGAACAAGATTTGAAAGATAGCCTTACAAGATTTGGATTGGTTGATCCTATTATAATTAATATAAATAAAGAAAGAAAAAATATTGTTATTGGTGGCCATCAAAGATTAAGAGTTTGGGCTGACTTAGGAAATACAGAAATTGATTGCAATGAATTAGATTTAACTTTAGATAAAGAAAGAGAATTAAATATTAGGTTAAATAAAAATGGTGGAAGTTTTGATGATGAATTAGTAAAAGAATATTTTGATTATGAGGAATTGACTGAGTGGGGATTCACTCCAGATGAATTATTTGATAAAGAAGAAACAACAGCTGATGGATTAATTGATGATGATGAAATACCCGAGGCAAAAGAAAGCAAAGTTAAGCGTGGTGATATTTGGAAACTTGGAGAACACAGAATTATGTGTGGCGATAGCACAAGCTCAGATGATGTTGCTAAATTAATGAATGGAGAAAAAGCTGATATGGTGTTTACTGATCCTCCTTATAACGCATTAAAAAGTTGGAATAAAAAAGAAACAAAATCAGAAACAAGATTAAATCCTAATGAGTGGTTTGCAAATGACAATATGAGCTGGGAAGAATTTGAACAATTTATTATAAAAAGTTTTAATAATATGACTGGTCATAGTTTATATATATGTTGCGATTATAGAATTTATGATATTATAAAAAGAAATATTTCTTTAATTAATTATAATTTAAAACATTGTATAGTTTGGAAAAAAAATATATGGGGTTTGGGTAAAAGATATAGATTTCAACATGAATTTATAGTTTATGCAACTAAAGAAAATAATTCTCCTTTTTATGGAGATCATTCACAATCTGATGTTTGGGAAATTGATGTGGACAGAAAAACAAAACACAAAACTCCAAAGCCAGTAGAACTACCACTAAAAGCAATAAAAAATAGTTCTGAAAAAAATAATTTAATTTTAGATTCTTTTTTAGGAAGTGGCTCAACATTGATAGCAGCTGAAAAACTAAATAGAAAATGTTATGGCATGGAGTTAGATGAAAAGTATTGTGATTTAATAATAGAAAGATGGGAACAGTTTACTGGATTAAAAGCAGAAAAGATAAATGGGTAAAGGAAGAAAAAAATTACCAACAGCTATTAAACAGATGCAAGGCACACTTGAGAAAAGCAGAACAATAGAAAATGAAATGCAAGTTGATTTGGTTAGTCAGTTGCCAGATGCTCCAGATTTATTATCTACAATTGGAGCTGAGGAATGGTATAAGGTAACATCACAACTTTACAATTTAAACATGCTACATAATGTTGATTTAAATTTAATATTAGCTTACTGCAATGAGATGGCTTTGTATATAGAAACAGAAACAATGTTAAGAGAAAAAGGAAGGATACAAGTGTTTAAAAATTCTGATGGAACTATAAAACATGCTCAAGCTGTTCCTTATCAAAAGATTGCTAAAGATGCTTTAAATACAGCTTTAAAATTAGCAACACAATTTGGATTAACTCCAGTTGCAAGGGCAAACATATCAGCTCCAGTAACAACTAACAACACACAAATAAATAATTACTTTGACTAAGTTTTACTTTGATGATAAGGCAGCAAATAGAGCCATTGGTTTTATTGAGCAATTTATAACTCATACAAAAGGAGAGCTAACTGGAAAGCCTTTAAAATTAGAAGAGTGGCAAAGCAAAATTGTTGGCGACATATTTGGCTGGAAAAATAAAAAAACAAATCTTAGAAAATACAGAACAGTATTTATTGAAGTCCCAAGAAAGAATGGTAAATCAACTTTGTGTGCTGCCATTGGTTTGTATATGTTATTTGCTGATGAAGAAAGAGGGAGTGAAGTTTATAGTGCTGCTGGTGATAGACAACAAGCTGGTATAGTTTTTGAGATAGCTAAAGGAATGATTTTGCAAAGTCCAGAACTATCTGAAAGAGGCAAGGTGTTTAGAAATTCTATTGTAAATGAATCTAAAGGAAATTATTATCAAGCAATAAGTTCTGATTCAAAAACTAAGCATGGCTTTAATGCTAACTGCATAATCTTTGATGAATTACACACACAGCCAAACAGAGATTTGTGGGATACACTAACAACATCAACTGGATCAAGAAGGCAGCCATTGACAATTGCAATTACAACAGCTGGTTATGATAAGCAATCTATTTGTTATGAAATATATTCTTATGCTAAGAAGGTTGCTGATTCTGTGATTTCAGATGATTCATTTTATACTGTAATATATGAGGCTGAAAATGATGATGATATTACTTTGGAATCTACTTGGAAAAAAGCAAATCCAAACTATGGTGTTAGTTTACGAAAAGAATACATGGAAAGAGAAAGCCAAAGAGCTGTTGATGTTCCATCATATCAAAACACATTCAGAAGGCTAATGCTCAATCAATGGACAGATTCACATAGTGCTTGGCTTACATCTGGTGAGTGGGATGCTTGTCACCAAGATTTTGATTACTCAATATTGGAAGGCAAAGAATGTTGGGGTGGTTTAGATTTAGCATCTACCAGAGATTTAACTGCTTTTGTATTACTGTTTAATGTAGATGGCAAGTTTGTTTTTATTCCTTATATATTTATTCCAGAAGAAAACGCAAAGAAAAGAAGTGAGAGAGATGGTGTTGATTATGTTTCTTGGTTAAGAGATAAACATATTTATGCAACAAGTGGTGATGTTGCTGATTATAGTTTTATTAGAGCAAAGATAAATGAGTTGAGTTTAAAGTATAGAATACAAAGTGTGTGTTACGATCGTTGGGGAGCATCACAGCTTATTGTGGATTTAGGGAATGATGGTTGTAATCTTGATCCATTTGGACAAGGATTTGTTTCAATGTCAATGCCAACAAAAACATTAGAGGCTGAAATACTTGCCAAAAATATTATACATAATAATAATCCATGCATGAATTGGTGTATGAGTAATGTGGCATTGCAAGAAGATCCAGCTGGAAATATTAAAATTGCAAAAAATAAATCTAAAGAAAAAGTTGATCCAGTAGTTGCTTTGGTTATGGCTTTAGGTTGTCATCTTACAACTGAGAGTGGTGATAGTGTTTATGATACAAGAGGTGTTTTGTCACTTTAAATATTGTTAAAAAGTAAAGGCAATTATATTTTTTTATAACTTTTTATAGTTGTATTATTGTGAAAATAAAAATTTCACATTGACGTTACTTGAAAGAATAACAAACGTATTCATTCCTCCTAAAACTCAAAAAAGAGATTTATCTCTTAACACTATATTTCCAGATTCCAATGTTTATGATACTGATAGAGCATTAACTCTTACAGCTGTTTGGTGTGCAATAAGATTACTTGCCGAATCTGTTTCATCATTGCCAGTTTCTGTTTATTCTAAACAGCCAAATGGTGATAAGGTTGAAGATTCTAAGAGTCCAATTTATAATCTTGTTAAATTTAAACCAAACTATTATCAAAACAAAATAACATTTTTTGAATTTATAATGTTAAGCATTTGCACAACTGGTAATGCTTACGTTCAAATAATTAGAAACAACTCTGGCACACCAACACAATTAATTTGTTTAGATCCAGATAGTGTTACTGTTGTAATAAATAACAATGAATTGTTTTATCAATTTATTAATACTGGCAAGATTGATTCTGGTGGTGTTCTTGATTCATCTGATGTTTTACATTTTAAAACTTTAACAGATGATGGTGTTACTGGTATTAGTCCAATTGACCAATGTGCAAATGCATTAAAATGGGGAAATAGTTTAGAAGAGTTTGGCTCAACATTCTTTTCTAATGGAGCAAAGCCAAGTTCTATTTTACAAACTGATAGAGCTTTGAGTGATACAGCATTACAAAGACTAAAAACAAGTTTTAATAATAACTATGGTAAACTAAAAAACAGTAATTCTACAATTGTTTTAGAGGAGGGATTAACATTTAAGCCAATTTCTATAAGTCCAGAACAAGCTCAGTTTTTAAGTTCAAGACAATTTAGTATTGAAGAGGTTGCAAGAATATTTAATGTTCCTCCACATATGTTAAAAGATTTAAGCAAATCAAGTTTTAATAATATTGAAATGCAATCACAAGAGTTTGTTACATATACATTAATGCCTTACATTACAAGAATTGAACAAGAGATGAATTTAAAATTGTTTAGAACAAATGAACTTGGAAAAACATTTGTTGAGTTTAATGTAAATGGATTGTTAAGAGGTGATGTAAAATCAAGAACTGAGGCATATAAAACTGCAATAACGAATGGTTATATGTCGATAAATGAAGTTAGACAAAAAGAAAATATGAATTCTATTGAAGGAGGGGATAAACATTTCATGCAAATGAATATGACAACAATAGACAAAGTTGGTGAAGATGCCTAGCATTCAATGCGATAATGGTAAATGGAAATGGGGTGAAAATGGCTCATGCATTTATGATTCTAAAAAAGAATCTGATGACGCAAATAGTAATTACAGAGCAATAAGTGATATTGACTTTACTCCAACGCAAGGCATGATTGATGAGGCTAAGAAAGGAAAAGAATGGCGTAAAGAATTTGGCAGAGGTGGAACTGAGGTTGGGTTAAAAACAGCCAATATGATTATTAGCAACTCATTATCAGCTGATAGAGTGAAAAGGATGTATAGTTACTTACAAAGGCATGAAGTTGATAAACAAGGTGAAGGATTTAGCCCAGATGAGGATGGCTTTCCAAGTGCTGGTAGAATAGCATGGGCTTTGTGGGGTGGTGATGCGGCTGTTAAATGGAGTGAAAGAAAAAGAATCCGCCTCTCCATTCTATCGCAGCCCAAACTGATGAAATAATTGCAGAGGAAGAAAAAGATGAAAGAAATTTAAAAAATTATAATCAAATGGAAAAAAGAATTTTTAACGTAGAAACAAGAGTTGATTCAACAGAAGATGGTAAAGATGTTGTAGTTGGATATGCAAGTGTTTATGATTCAAGATCAAATAATCTTGGT